TCACATATCTTCAAATATCGGCTTAAATTTACCAAGAGCCTCATTCACATTAATCAATCCAATAATGCAACGCTGCTGATCTACAATCCATTCTGCAGCTACGCTGAATGGTACGCGTCGCTGCGCTAAAAGTGCCTTCATAATGACTGGATGCATGACGCCTAGCAAATGGGTTACCGCTTGTTCGCTGGCACGCTTTAGTACGTTTTGAATGAGCAGATCCAAAGCTTTTTGTCGCTCTGGGGGCGGCAGGTTCTTTGCGGTGCATATTCTGCTGGCCTCAATTAATCTGGCTGGCTTTATGGATATTGTTGAGGTCTGCTCAATCCAGTGATCATAGGCCATTGTTGCAGAAGTGCAGTTAATTAAACGGCAGCAGGCAATAGCTACACCATCTTTCAATACGACCACATACTCAGCCTCTGGTGTGTCATATTGATCATATTCCCAGCCTTGGTGTTTACGGACCTGTCCCATGGATTTTTGATCGTATGCCAGTCTGTCAATGAAGCTTTCAGCCCTAAGTATATGCTGGGCAGGCCATGCCTTACATCCAGAACTCGCCTGCTTCCAATTTGTTATAATGACTTTCATGGAACCTCTCGTTTCTTGAGGCACTAAAGTCGGTTTCTATAAGTTTGGGCAGGGTGACATCAAACAATGCCCAGTCGTGCTGCTGCAGATATAGCGGTGGCTGCATTTCCATTTTCAAGTTTTGAATAAACTTTGCGCAGGTGCCAATTAATGCCATCGCGGGTGATATTCAGAGTGTCAGCGATTTCTTCGCCGGACATACCTGCGGCAAGATATTGAAGAATTTCCTTCTGGCGCGGACTTAATGATTGCAAAGGGTGTGAAAACAGGTCTGTGTCATAAGTTGCAAGTGATTGAGAGTGAAAAATCGCCCCTGCGCCAATGGCTTGATCTGTCTGCTGACGGTCAATTCTCTGGGTGGATCCAAATGACAGGCAGAACCGAGCGCCACCCGGACCCAGTAGAGGCACTGCAAACCCGTGGCGTAGGCCGTGAGAAGCCGCTGCCTCCAATACCCTTGTCTCCTGCTTGCAGCTAGTAAGTTCATGCCAATCTAGCGCGATACCAGCTTTTACGCAGTTATTGATGACTGGATCGTTCGCGTTCAACTCCTGCTCAAAATACTCGTCCACCCACGCATCTGGATAATTTAAAAGCACCGCAGGAGATCGGTGATCTATCCCTACATGGCCACTCAGGCACCCATAGGCGACGTATTCGATTCCCAATTCATTACATTGAGCAGCAAGTCTGGCAAAACTCATGTGGTCAAACTCCATTAATAACTACACACATGATTAGTTATCAACAGTTGAATGACTTTTCAATTACATTCATTTGGAGTGGTAAATACTCACAAATTGTAAACAGCAATATACATCGCTATTCATGTCATACAGCAAGTGAACGAGTAACAACTCTGGATAGCCGCTCAATCTAACAAAAACTTAATCACATCCGGCAGGGTTGCCAGCTTGTTTTTAGCTACATTGCCCTCTGCATCAGCCTTACTCAGTGCCAATTGATAGGCGCTTGCAAGTATACCGCTAATCTGTGCGCTCTGGAATTCATCTAGAGATTTCCGAGCTTTAAGCTCACTCAGTACGATTTCAAAAACTTGTTTAAATACAGTTTCATTTATAGAGCCGGAAAGCACAGGCACTCTTTCTTCACCTGATATCAGCCAGTTTAGGTCCGTACCAAATTGCTCGGCGTATCTAGCCAGTAAATCAGCCGGTGGCTGGCGCTTATTCAGCTCGTAATTGGAGAGAGTTGATTCAGCTATTCCAAAAAGAGTGGCAACTGATCTGCGCGTGCGTGGCTCACGAGCTATGGCCATGCGCTGCCCTAATGTTTGGTCGTTTGGCATCCATGTCTCCACAAAACACTTGCCAACATAGTCATATGACTGTTAGCTTATTCACAAATGTAACAAAGTGAGCGCAGTTATGAACAAACCGGCCCGCGATAAGTTTGACGTCCAGAGACGATTGGCGGCACAAAATCGCACATTAACAAGCCTTGCTCGTGATGCCGGTTACTCTGAGTCGCTCTGTCGTAATGCTTTTTACCGCCCAACCCTTATAGGTGAAGAGCTAATAATTGCAGCCACAGGCTATTCCGGACACGATTTATGGCCAGATAGATATGACTGCCACGGCAAACGGCACGTCCAACAAGGAAAAACTACGCCGAAAACATTACCCGCACAATGTCAAACAGATTGCCAATATTTAGCTACAGAACAGTGTAGCACGCACGTTTGTAGTTGTTTGCCTACTCATGGGAGCAAGCAATGAACGACCTCTGCAAAACATGGGGGATTGACGACTTGGGAGAGACGCGTGCTCTCCAAGGCACCGAGGTGAGCGCGGCATTAAAACTGGAACTGAGCGAGGCTATGGCTCGCAGCCCTCTCAGCCGCGCCGAAATCGCCCATCGAATGACGCTTTATCTGGGCACTAAAATTAGCGAAGCACAGTTAAACCAGTATGCAGCCCCTTCTGCTGGTGACAAACAAATGTCACTACCCCGCCTTGCTGCTTTTATTCACGCGACGAATGACAGCCATCTCATCCAGTTTTTACCATCGCTATTTGGCTTAACTGTCATCAATCAGCGCCAGCGTGCCCTCTTGGAAAGAGAGCTGTTAAAGGAACGTTTAAAGGCGCTTGAAAGCGATATTGCACTTGCCGACGCCACCTATCGGGGGAGCAGCCAATGAAACAATGGTGGACTAGGCGCGAATTAATTGCCGCTCGTTTACCGGGCTTATCATCGGCTGCTGCTGTATCACGTTGTGCAGTGACGATGAATTGGGCAGAAAATCCCGAAAAGTACCGGCGTAATGCAGGTAGTGCTAGCGGCACTTACGAAGTTCATTACACATTACTACCAAGAAAAGCGCGGGATGCGATAGCGGCCAAAGAGGCTATGGCACGTATAAATAATGCGCCAGTAAACGAAAGCTGTGAGCAAATCGGCTACAAGCACGATGCGGCCAGCAACGCTATTGAGCGAAGCGAACTTGATGCCAGAATGGCAATCCTTTCAGCCATTGAAAACTATCAGAATTCAGCGAATTGCAGCTTTTCCAAGGCGCTAGTGGTTGTTTCCCATCAATACAATACGGGTGAATTTAAAATCGCCACTTGGGTGAAGGACGCAATACCATCCTTTAAAAAATCGGCTGTCTACAATTGGCGATCAGCCATGAAAAATGGTGATTTTTCGGCCCTTGCCAGTACGCGCAAACTGTCGCGTGCACAAACTGGTGTGCTGGAGGTTGCGCATAGCGGTGCTGTCAAACAATTCATCCTCGGGTTGATTGCCAAGCAACCGCATCTGAGCTGCAAACCGATACGCGCCGCGGTGATTGCCAAGTTTGGCGAGTGCTTTGAGCTGGTGGTCCGTTCTGGCGAGGTCAAAACCGTTGCCTGCCCGCCGCTGCGCACCTTCCAGCATCATATCAAGGCATGGAAACAGGAGCACGCCAACGAGCTGCTACGCCTCACCAACCCCGATAAATACAAGGGCAGTGTGCGTATGGTGGCCGCTGGCGGTGCCAGCGCCAATATCCACCGCCTGAACCAGTTATGGGAAATTGATGCATCACCCGCCGATGTCATGACCACCGAGGGCCGCTGGCATATTTACGCCTGTGTTGATGTATTCTCGCGCCGCGCATTGGTACTGGTGACACAAACCCCGCGTGCAGACGCTGTGGGTGTGCTCATTCGGGACGCCATTGCAAAATGGGGTGTGCCAGAGGCCGTAAAAACAGATAATGGTAGCGACTTTGTTGCCAAACAGACAGAGCGGCTGTTCGCCGCCCTTGGCATTGAGGTGCTGACCTGTGATGCCTACAGCCCCGAGCAAAAGCCCCACGTGGAGCGGTTTATTGGCACATGGCAGCGTGGATTTGCCGAGTTACTGCCCGGCTATGTGGGCCACAGCGTTGCGGACCGCTCCGTCATTGAATCGCGCAGGAAGTTTTCTGATCGGCTCGGCACATCGGATGCCGAGATATTTGCGGTCGATCTATCCCCGCAAGAGTTGCAGGAGGCTTCTACCCAATGGGTAGAGACAGTCTACGAGCACAATCGCCACGGCGCATTAGGCTGCACGCCATTTACCAAGGCACAGCAATACACAGGCTCCATTAAAACGGTTGGTGAAACCGCACTCAATGTGCTGCTGGCGCCAATTGCCAGCGGCAATGGTATTCGCACAGTGACAAAATCGGGCATCCGCTGCAACAACGAGCACTATCTGATCGGCAACGTGATGGTGGGCGAGCGGGTGTTCTGCCGCCAAGACCCTCGCGATCTGGGCAAGCTGTTTGTGTTTTCAGATGACGGCGAGCAGTTCCTCGGCCATGCCTTTGCACCGGTGCTGGCTGGGCTGGATCCGGTCAAAACCATCGCGCATGTGCGCAAAATGCAAAAAGCGCTGGAGGAAGAACAGATCACCTCCATGCGTCGCCAGATGCGCAAGATCGGCCCGCGCGATGTGTTGAACGCGGTGCTGGAACAGGGCCAAAGCAACATCACAGCCTTCCCGAAACCAAGCGAGACACACAGCACACCAATGCTTTCGGCCGCTGGCGAGGTGACAAAACTCACCCAGCCGGAACTGCCGGACGGGCTGGATGATGTGATGGCGCAAATAAAAGCCGAGCTGGATAGTGAGGCAGTACAGCCAGTACAGCCAGAACAGCCCGCCCAGCCCTCAAAGACACCAAGACAATCGCGGCCAAGCACGGCCGCAAACACCCGCCCCATTAAGGCAGAGAGCCAGTTCGACCGTTATCGCCGCGCATTGGCCTTGGAAAAACGCATCAGCGCAGGCGATCCGCTGAGTGAGGCTGATGCCCGTTGGCTGGCAGGATATCGCGAAGGTGCGGAATACAAATCCATGAAAATCATGGCTGACGAGTTCGGGGAGAGTTTTCTGGAGGGCTAGACCTTCCCAAAAAAAAGACCGCTCGAAAGCGGCCAATCTTCTAATGAGGACTAAAACATGACAGGTAACCGGAATGTTGTCAATGGCGGCTTTGCACCGCTTAAAAATGTCGCTCTAGCCATGCAACTGGCGAATAAGCTGATTGACCGTGATTTTAGCTTACCCGGCTTTGGTGTCTTTTATGGCCCCTCTGGGTTTGGCAAAACCCAGTCGAGCATTTTCGTCCAGAACAAAACCGGTGCCACCCGCATCGAAATTGCTGATAGCTGGACGAAAAAGAAAATGGTCTCGGCCATCTTGATGGAGCTGGGCGTACAAAAACCGCGCGGCACCATTGCCGATCTCACCGAACAGGCCATTCACCTGCTCTCGGACAACCCGCATCAGCCGCTGATTATTGATGAAGCGGATAAGCTGATTGAGAAAAAGCTGGTAGAGCTGGTGCGCGAAATCCAAGAGCACAGCCAAGCGCCCGTACTGCTACTGGGCGAAGAGCTGTTGCCGCAAAAGCTGGAACAATATGAACGCGCCCATAACCGCGTGCTGGAATTTGTAGGCGCATTGCCATGCGATCTGGCCGACACACAAGCGCTGGCCCGCTGCTATGCCCCAAAACTGGACATCATGGAGGATCTGGCACAGCGCATTTGCGATGAAACCCATGGCCGCGCAAGGCGCATTGCCACCACTTTGGTGGCTGTGCGTGAGTTTGCCACCAATGCCGGGCTGGAGCGCATAGGTAGCGCTGACTACACCGGCAAAATCATCTCTGGTGCGTCTCCGGCAACACGGAGGCTGGGCAAATGAGCAAGATATTCGCAGTTGATGTGAAAACAGCCCAGATCAAGCGTGGTTTCCACCACATCTGGCAGGTTATCCGCGAGCTGGATAAGACACAAACAGTGTTTACCGCCACTGATATTACTCAAAAATGCAGTGCAGGTGCCGATAGCGATGTACGCGACTACCTTAAGAGGCTGGTACTGGCGCAGTTTATCGAGCCGGTACGCTTTGGCCAGATGCAGGGCTACAAGCTGGTGCGCAGGCAACTGGCGTATCCACGTATCCGCCGCGATGGCACGTTGCTGCCCATGAAAGGGCAACAGCATATGTGGAATGCCATCCGCCAGCTCAAATGGTTTTCCGCACAGGATTTGGCTATTGCCAGCACCACCGACTGTTATCAGCCCACCCGTGCGACAGCGCAGGCATACCTGCGCAAACTGGTACAGGCCGGTTATCTCTCGGTACGCGAAACCGGCAAGCTCAAGTCGCATCTTTACCGTCTCAAACCGACGCAAAATACAGGGCCACAAGCGCCGCTGATCTTGAGAACCAAAGTGGTGTTTGACCCCAACCTCAACAAACTCATGGAAACCATCAGCGCACAGGAGGAGAGCAATGACACTGCGTGACATGCGCCCCTTTAGCGAGCAGATCACGGATTTTTGGCAGCCGGTGCCAGACTGGGTGGCCGCACTGGCTGGTGAGTGTGACCGTACCAGCCAAGTTAAGGTCTCCCGCCGCTTGGGCGTATCCAATGCACTGATCTCCGGCACCTTAAAGCGCTCGTACAAGGGCGATCTCAGCCGCATCGAGGAGCTGGTGCGCGGGGCACTGTTAAGCGAGTGCGTCGAGTGTCCGGTACTGGGCGAAATCACCCGCGACATCTGTCTTAACAACCAGAGCCGCGATTTTGTCGCCACCAGCAGCGTGCGCACACGTGTTTATCGCGCCTGCCGCTCCGGATGCCCGCATTCCAAACTGGAGGAGAGCTAATGGAAGTGCCGATCATTATCACGTTGAACTATGTGCGTGAAAAGCTGCTGGAACAGGCAGCGGGCGCACCCATGAGTCAAAAGCTGTGCCTTGATCTTTCCGACATGTGCGAGCAGGCCGCCCGCGCGGCAACGCAGCTGGAATTGAGCCTGCCGCACAGCACCCTTCAAGAGCTTTTTAATCCGGCTTTAAAGGTTGCGGCTGAGCCGGAAAGAGCAGCCACGATCATCCCGTTCAAGCAACGCCCGTTCAAACAGCGAAAGGTTTCCAAATGAGTGAGCAAGCAACCCAAATGAGTGAGCAAGAAGTAATGTGGAAGGATGGCAAGGGCCGCTTGGTGCCGATCAGTGCCATTAAAACAGAACACCAGATTGAAGATGGTCTGGTGCGCACTGTTGCTATCAAAGCCGCCGAGCTATCGCAGCTTTTAACTGAGTTTAAAAGCACTGTTCTTGAAGAAACGGAAGGGTTTAAAGACCTGCTGGCAGGCGAATACGGTATCAAACGTGGTGGCAAGAAGGGCAACATGACGCTCACCAGTTACGACCAGAGCCTCAAGCTGGAAATCCAGAACACAGACCGCATCGTGTTCGGTCCCGAGCTGGAGGTCGCCCAGCAGCTGATAGACGAGTGCATCAAACGCTGGTCGGTTGGAGCCAATGATCATTTAAAGGTCATTGTGCAAAGCGCATTCGAGACCGATCGCAAGGGCAATCTGTCGGTTGCCAAAATTATGGGGCTGCGCAAGCACGATCTGGATGATCCGGATTGGCGTAAGGCCATGGGTGCCATCGCCGATGCCATTCGCCCCTATGAAACGGCCACTTACGTGCGCGTTTATCAGCGCAACGAGCGCACCGGTGCCTTTGAGCCGATCACTCTTGATCTGGCGAAAGCGTAAGGGGGCATTATGGGCGATTTATCACGCGATCAGGATGCCATGACCATGCAACACGCCATGCTCATTCGCGATGTGTGGGCACGTCGTGGCTATCCGCTCACCATTTCTGTGGTGAGCGAGATAACTGAGAACGGCAGAGTAACGTGGATAGCCTCTGGCCTGCGTAATGGCCTGCCCCATGGCTGGACTGGCGTCAAAGCACCGGTGCAGCCGCTGCCAATTACAAGACTGCGCAAGGGAGGCTGCCATGATCCCGCGCATTGACCATTTGACAGCGCAGCAATTAACCAGCATAGTGGCGGGTGAGGCGTCAGAACCTCTCACGAAGCGGACACCGCACCCGTCAGCCTGCGGTATTTTTGTGCCCGGAATCTATCCGGCGCACGATCTCGCTATGGGCGGGAGGGCGGTGAATACAATACCCGTAAGGGGAATAAACCCGCCTTTTCTTTGTGAAGGTTCTGAACCTCCCGCTCACCAGTGGGTCGTCAGAAACTCTCTGTTGAGTGGTTCCCAAACTGCCAACAAAGAGGCTTTTGATATGACCCATGCGAATAGCGCCCACAATGCGCTGAGAGAAATCCGAAAAACCCTTGATGACATGGATGCGGGGCTGCTGGAGATAAGAAGTCTGGCCAGCGCTCTTGTAACTGTTCTCGACCAGAGCAAGCAGGATGCCTCTGCCCATGAAACGGTTCATGTGCTCGCCCGTCTGCTGCACGAGCGTGCAATCTCTCCCGACCTTTCCGCCGATCGCACCAACCACAATCTGTGCGTTGTTTATGACTGTCTGACAGCAAAGGAATTCGGCCATGCATGAGATCAGTTTTATCTATTTCGAACCCTACATCATCCGCATGATCAATCGGCCCACAGCTCCGCTGTTTATGGTCAGCGATATTAGCCGGGTGCTGGGCTATTACAGCAGTATCCACCTGCGCCGTCGCCTTGCCCCCGAACAGCGCCATTTATGCCAGCTGCCCACCCGCTTCGGGTTGCAAACATGCATTTTCACCGATGTTGTCGGGCTGGAGCAGATGTTCAGAACCAGCCACAAACCCCGCACAGCCAAGCTGGCAGCTTTTCTCATGGGGTGCGCGCAGGGGCGTGGGCAACCGCCGCTACAAGTACCTCAATCCATGTCGAGCCGCGAAATTGCCGAGCGTTGCAACAAGCAGCATAAACATGTCATTCGCGATATTGAAAAGATGCTGGATGACCTGTCAGAAGATCGGCTCAAATTTGAGCACATCTCAAAAGACAGCTATGGGCGCGACCAAAAATCCTATCTCTTGCCTAAAGACCTAACTCTCACTCTGGTTACCGGCTACAACGTCAAGCTACGCAAGGCCATCATTGACCGCTGGCAGCAACTGGAAGAACAGGCATGGCAACGGCACTTTGCTGGTCCTTCGCTGGTGCTGGATATGCCCGCCGCCCATAGCGAGTTGCAACGCAAAGCCGCTGCCTATGACAAGGTGGCACAGCTGTTGGGAGAGCACTAATGCCAAGCCACAGTAATCACAAAAGTGTTTGGCAGCCGGTGCAGCTGTCAAACACCATGGAAAAGGGCCTATCAAAAGATCGGCCCAAATTTGAGGTGAGCTATTTTTCCCATAAAGACAAGCGGTTTAAGCACATTACGCAGTGGGTCAATAAACACGTCATTCGTGACATTGAAAAGATGCTGGATGAGTTAGAAATAGGACACCTCAAATTTGAGGGCACCTATCAAACCCCACAGAGCAAAATAGCAAAATGCTACAACCTTCCCAAAGACCTAACTCTCACTCTGGTTACCGGCTACAACTTCAAGCTACGCAAGGCCATCATTGACCGCTGGCAGTTGGCGCAGCTGTCAAACACCATGGAAAATGGCCTGTCAAAAGATCGGCCCAAATTTGGGCCGATCTATTTTTCCCATAAAGACAAACGGCTTAAGCACATTACGCAGCAGGCCAATAAACGCACAGTGATTTTGGAAACCATTGCAAATGGAGGTGTGGAATGACGTCGATAAAAGCCTTGTTTGGCCGCGCCCGCCAGCTTGGACTGGCCGAGGAAGACTTGCGGGATGTGGCCCGCCAGATCACCGGCAGTGACAGTTTGCGTGGTCACAGCCGCGATACCTATGAGGTGATTCTACAGCGCATGGGTCCAGCGCCACGCAGCACCAAAGCATCCTCACCATACCTGACCAAGGCGCGGGCGCTTTGGATTGCCGGATACAATCTGGGTCTGGTGCGCGATAAACGCGATGCCGCTTTGTATGCATTTATCAAGCGGCAAACCGGTTTGGATCATGGTACATGGCTCAGCCGTGAGCGCGATGGCAAGCGGGTAGTTGAAGCACTCAAGGGGTGGCTGGCGCGTGATGGCGGTGTGGACTGGAGCACAGATAACAACCAGCCTGCACCATATAACAACCCGCGCTTTCAGGTGGCGATTGCCATTTACCGCGTGCTCCAGCAAGTGGCGGGAACACAAGAGGAATCAACCTTGCGTGGCCTACAGTGTTTTATCGAGGCCCATACCGGCTTGCAAAGCCTTACGCATCTCACACCCGCACAGTGGATAAGGGTGCAAAACGCACTTGGCGAACGGCTACGTGATGTGCGTGGCGGTCTTGGCAAAGCCGCAATTCGCCGCGCCTCTTGAGGAGAAAGGGATGCCGATGGATCGCCGTTATTTCACACCCAAGATGAATGAAATGATTGAGCTGGCAGGCATATCTCAAGTGGCGGTTGAGATGCTTATCAAAAGCCATGGTGGCTGCCGCATCCGCATCCCGCGCAGCCCCGGTGCGGACCACTGGCTATGCGGGCTGATTGGCGCAAAAAACGCTACGTTACTCTCCGATTATTATGGCGGCGAGGATATCGATCTACCGTTAGGGCCGTTCTCGTCATCTGCAGAGCGGCATCAGGCCATCCGGCGGCTGGATCGTGAGGGCCTGAATTATAACGAAATCGCCAAGCTTACCGGCATCAACCGGCGTACTGCCATCCGCCACGTTAAGGGTACCAGCAACCGCAGCCAGCAAGAACAACCGGACATGTTTGCCGGCCACCACCCGCGACCAAAGCGAAAATAACAATGTCAATGCAGAATAAAGATTCTTTCCCCTAGGGGCGGTGAACCTGTCACCGTCCCTTTTTACTGCACGTAATGGCAATCTTTGAGCGTTGATTGTTTGGAGTTGCGTGCATGAATAATATATTGTCAAAACGTTCTGTGAGTAAGCTTGAAGACATCCACCCGGATTTACTTCAAGTTGTGTTGCGGGCCTGTGAGTTAACCAGCCAGCCCTTTCAAATTAGTGAGGGTCGACGCACACTTGAGCGGCAAAAAAATCTTTTAAAACGCGGAGCCACCCGCACATTGAATTCGCGCCATTTAACCGGCCATGCGATTGATCTCTATGCAACCGAGGAAGACGGCTCCGGCGCGTTATGGCAATTCTCGCTTTATTGCGACATTGCTGATGCCATGTTCGCCGCAGCAGACGAGCTGAATGTGGATCTGGAATGGGGTGGCAATTGGTCATCATTTCGCGATGGTCCGCACTTCCAGCTTTGCTGGCAAAAATACCCCGCTGGCTCCAATCCCGAGTTTCCAAATGCTCAAACGCAAGTAGATAAACAAGGCGTTGTGCTGGCCGCAGGTTGTAGTGGTGATCTGGTGACAGTTCTACAGCAAAGTCTGAAAAAGCTGAACGCAGGTTTCTTGAGTATAGACGGCGATTTCGGCCCGCAAACGCGGCTGGCCGTTAAGCGGTTCCAGCGCCAGCAGGGCCTAGCGCCTGATGGTATCGTCGGTCCGCAAACCCGCAAGGCGTTGCAACGCGCCTTGCAACAATAAACATCAACACATGCACGCGGCCCCATCATCAAACCTCAAAACCCCGGCTTTAAAGGAGCTTTAAAATGACCCCGACCAAATCCGCTTGGGCCTCGAAAATCAACTGGACAGCCACCATCGGCGCACTGGCAGCCGTTGCTACCGTGTTCGGCATTGATATCGACCCGGCATTACAGGCCAAAATCGCCGCTTCCATATCGGCGGTATCCGGTGTGGCGGTGGTGATCTGGCGCACGTGGTTCACCAGCAAAAAAATCGGCTAGCTGATGGGCTGGCTCACCATGATCACCGCACTCGTTAAATTTCTGGGTGCGGTGGCAACATACTCAAAACAGATGCAATCAGAAAAAGCAGGCCGCACTCAGGTGATCGCACTGCTTTTGCAAAGGATGAGCGATGACCTGCAATTGGCCGCGCGAACGCGTACTGAGTTTGATCGTGATTTACTGCGCAATCCTGAGCGGCTGTACGACGATGACGGCTACAAACGCTCCGGAGATGGGTGATTTGCCACGCATGCAATGCCTGATTTTTACGCCGCTCGGCTGGCACGAAAATGACACGCGCCGAACCATTGAGGGCGTCAAACGCCACAACGCTGTTTATGCCCGCCAATGTTCGTCGATCATTCCCATCGCCAAACCGGAGATAGAGTAGTGAACCAAGAGGCCCAGATCGAACAGGCACGAAAGCGTGTTGAAGCCGAGGCCCGCGAGGCGATTACATCTATCCAGCAACAGCTGGATGCCAGAGGGTGCGAGCGCTGTGTCGATTGCGAGGCGGTTATTCCAAAGCGTCGCCGCGCGGCGAGCCCCAGTGCCATTCGTTGCATTGATTGCCAGAGCCGCTTCGAGATTGAGGGAGGCCGGTAAATGTGGAGCGCCGAAGATTTGCGAAACTGGCTGGCGGTATCGCTCTCGACCATCGCCATCATCACCACCATCTGGGGCTGGTTGCAAACCCGTGCCCGTGACAACTCCGGCAAAATTGAGCGCTTGTCAGAGCGTTTGGTGAAAACCGAAGGCACGCTCAAATCATTGGAACGCGAGCTGGAGCATTTGCCGAGCAAAGAGGCGGTGCATCAGATCGAATTGACGCTGGCCGAGGTGCGCGGCGGTCTTAATACCATGGCCACGTCGTTCGAGAGCATCAAGCGCACCACCGAGCGCATTGAAAACCACCTGATGGAGAGCGGTAAATGAATTATGCCGACAAAATAAATTCTGATGTGCGCCTGATTGTATTGCGCGCACTCTATAACGAGCCGGATTATTCCTTGAATTCGTCGATCCTGACCAAAATTCTGGAGGAGTTCGGCCATGTGAAATCGCGTGATTATGTGCACAATCAGCTGCGCTATCTGGAGCGCGAAGTACAGGCGCTCACATTGCGCAGTGCCGGGTCTATACTCATCGCCCAGCTCACACAGTCGGGGCGCGATCATGTGGAGCGCCGCTGTGTACTGACTGGCGTTGATCGCCCCTCTCCGGAGGCATGATCAATGGCAAAAGAGCGTGCCAGTCGTGGGCGTTTGTCCGATATTGATCTGCTGCCGGACGAAGCGCAAAGCGTGGTGGAATGGGCAGCGCAGGAGCTGGCAAAAACCGACCGCACCCAGCAAGACATTCTGGAAGAATTTAACAGCCGGTTGAAGATCATTGATCCAACGCTCGGTCCCATATCCAGATCGGCGTTCAATCGCTACTCCATCCGCCAATCAATCATGACAAGGCGTCAAAAAAACACCCGTGAAATCGCCAAGGCGATGGCGCTCAATCTGGGCACACAAAGCTCTGATGAGGTGACAATTCTGGCTGCGGAAGCCATCAAGACATTGATTTTTGAAATCCTTGGCGATGCAGGCGAAACCGGTCTTGCACCGGTTGAGGCCATGCGGTTGGCCACGGCGCTCAAACAGGCCACAGCAGCCCAGCATATTTCCTCCGATCGCAGGGCCAAGGTCGAGCGCGAGTTTGAAGAAAAGGCGAAGGCGGCCGTTGACCGTGTTGCCAAGAAAAAAGGCATTTCCAAAGACGCGGCCAATACCATCAAATCCGCCATTCTGGGTGTGGACATGGAGGGTAAATAATGAGCGCACCCGTTCGCCAGAAACAGATAGAGAGCGCCGAGCGCTTAACAAAACGGCAATGGGCAGAACTGCGAGCCGATAGTGGGCGCGTAACTCCAGCAGTCGGCAATCTGGCAGACATGGGACAAACAGATGTGCTGCTGGGGTATCAGCAGCGCTTATTGCTAACAACCGCCAGCCATCAGGTGACAGTGGTTGAAAAATCACGCCGAACCGGTGCCACATGGGCGCTGGGGGCCGATGCGGTTTTGACCAGCGCAACGGCAAAATCCGATGGCGGCCAGAACACATACTACATCGGCTTTAATCTGGAGATGGCGCGCGAGTTTATCGATTGCTGCGGCGAGTGGGCGAGTGCCTTCCATAATCTGGCAGTCGAGATCGAGGAGTATTTGTTTACCGATGGCAAATTGCCGGATGGCAAGGACAACAATATCCAAGCCTTCCGGATCCGCTTTGCCTCCGGTTTCCAGATCGTGGCGCTTTCCTCCAAGCCGCGTTCATTGCGTGGCCGTCAGGGCTATGTAATTATTGACGAGGCCGCGTTTCATGACGATTTAAAAGAGCTTTTAAAAGCAGCCCTTGCCCTGCTTATGTGGGGTGGTAAGGTTTGTATTATTTCCACTCATGATGGCGACGAGAACCCGTTCAACCAGCTGGTGAATGACGTGCGTGCGGGACGCAAGCCCTACGCCTTGCTGCGCTTTGATCTGGATGATGCGCTTATCGAGGGACTGTATGAGCGTATTTGCCTGCGCACAGCCGTGGTTTGGAGCGCAGAAGGCGAAGCGCTGTGGCGCGAAAAGCTCATCGCCTCCTATGGCGAGGGCGCAGAAGAAGAGCTGTACTGTGTACCGTCAAAAGGTTCCGGCGCTTATTTGCCAAGTTCGCTTATTCGCGCCCGTATGGAAGACGTGCCGGTGCTGCGCTGGTCCTGTCCGGACGGGTTCGTACATGAGCCGGAAGAAAAGCGCATCGCTGATACCAATGACTGGTTGGAGGAGCATGTGGCTCCGGTGCTGGCAGCGCTTGATCCGGATCTGCGCCATCATGCCGGGCTGGATTTTGCCCGTGTGGCCGATTTGACTGTACTATGGCCCTTGCAGGTGCAGCGCAATATGGCCCTGCGCACACCGTTTGTGCTTGAGCTGCGCAATGTACCGTTCGAACAACAAAAACAAATCCTGCTCTATGTGCTCAAAGCCTTGCCACTATTCTCCTCTGCCGCCCTTGATGGTGGCGGTAATGGTGCCCATCTGGCCGAGGTTATCCAGCAGCAGTTCGGTGCACACTGTATCGAGATCATTCTGTTCAGCCAGAGTTTTTACCGCGACAATTTTCCTGTTCTGAAAGCTGGGTTTGAGGATGGCGATTTTGCTATCCCCAAGGATGATGACATCCACAACGATTTTCGCGCCATTAAAACCCAGCGTGGCATTCCGCAGGTGCCGAGCGACCAGCGTACACTGGAGCTGGCCTCAAAGGGCAAGAAACGCCATGGCGATGGCGCAATTGCAGCGCTGCTAGCCAAATATGCAAGTGATATGGACGTGGCCGAATACGCCTACATTACACAGCTAAATGATGAGCTGGACAGCACCGACGAGGATGACTGGGACGATGAGGCAACCCTTTATAATGCGCGCACAGATGGATTGGTCTGATGGATTTAAAAGAGACTTTAAAGCGCTTTGCAAAGCCTAAAAAACTGGCTCAGCGCCAAGCAACCGCCACCGCGCAGGGTGTGCGCTCGGTGGTGAGCGAACCGGTTGCCAATGCGCTGACCCCGCAAAAACTGGCGGGTATTTTGAAGGCGGCCGTTGACGATGACCCGGCAGATTTTTTCGAGTTGGCGCAGGAGATGGAGGAACGCGACGGCCATTACGCATCCGTGATCTCAACCCGCAAGCTTGCGCTGATAGGGCTGGAAGATGAACTCGGTGCAGAAGACAGTGACAAAAAAGCCTTCGAGATTGCCGAGGCTGTGCGCACGGACATTTTAGAGAACCCGCTGTTTGATGGTCTCAAAATGGATTTGCTGGACGCGCTCGGCAAAGGGGTGGCGCTGGTGGAAATCACGTGGGACACATCCGGCCCACGCTGGAAACCCGCCGCCTTTGACTGGGTGGATCCGCGCTGGCTGCAGTTCGACAAAGAAACACGGCGCGAAATCCGCCTCAAGCAGGATGAAAGTGCAGAGGGCACCGCGCTGCAAGAGTTCAAGTATGTCACCCACTTGCCCAAGATCAAGTCGGGCCTGCCGGTGCGCGGCGGTCTGGCGCGGTTGGCTGTTTGGTCATGGATGCTAAAAAGCTACACGCTCAAGGATTGGGCGGCGTTTGGCGAAATCTTTGGCCAGCCCCTACGGCTTGGCAAATACAGCGCCAATGCTAGTGACAAGGACAAGCGAGCGCTGCTGCAGGCGGTGCGCTCAATCGCCCGTGATGCAGCCGCTATCATTCCGCAATCCATGGATATGGAGCTGATCCAGAGCAAATCCTCTGGCGGGGCCGTATTTAAAGAACTGGCGGAATATCTGGACAAACAGATAAGTAAAGCGGTGCTTGGCCAAACCATGACCACCGATGATGGTTCCTCCCAGTCACAGGCTACTGTGCACGATGATGTACGATCCGACATCAAGGCGGCGGACGCGGCGCAGCTGGCTAGATCGATTAATACCCATTTGATCCAGCCCTATGTGATGCTCAATTTCGGGCGGCAGGAACACTATCCCGTTTACAAGCTGGTGATTGATGAGCCGGAAGACCTCAAAACCGAAGTGGAAATTCTGGATACGTTGCTAAACAATGGTCTGGACGTATCGCGATCGCAGATACGCGATAAATTCGGTTGGCGGGCACCGGAGGATAAGGAGGACGTGTTCCTGGGCAAACAGAAAGAGGAACCGCATAAACCTGCCAATAAGCCGCCTATGAGCACTGCACTTAACCGCCAAAAGCTGCCAAATGACGCGCATGAACACACGCATGATCACCCGGATCACTTGGACACGATCATCCAAGACGGGCTGGCCGATTGGCAAAAGCAAGGTGACCCGCTGCTGGATCCGGTGATTAAAGCGCTGGAGCAAGCCCACGATTACACGGGTTTTTTAAAGGCGCTTGAAAGCTTGATGCAACAGCAGGATATGGGTCCGCTAACCGATGCGCTGACGCAGGCCACCATCACAGCACGCATGAGCGGGGCAGCGGATGAGTGACACATTCCGCTTTGCGCAAGGGCCTGCGCCGGAGGTGGCTGCCTATCTGGATGCCCGCACGGTTGCCGCCAGTTTCGATTGGCGCGACATCTACGGCCAAGAGCACGCGTTTAATTTTACGGTCGCCAAAGCCACGCAGCTGGATGTCTTGACGCAGCTACACACGGCCACACGCACTGCGATTGATCAGGGTCTGCCGTTTGAAGCGTTCAAAAAGCAGCTCACGCCCGAATTGCGCGCTATGGGCTGGTGGGGCAAGCAGGAAATGCGCGACCCGAAAACCGGCGAACGCAAACTTGTCCAGCTGGGTTCCAACCGCCGCTTGAAAACCATTTACTGGGCCAACACCCGCACCGCATATGGCGCGGGCAAGTGGCAGCGGGCGCAGCGTACCAAAAAAGCGCTGCCCTATTTTGTGTATCGGCTTGGGGTGTCCAACGAGCACCGCCCGCATCATGTGGCCAAGGAAAATGTGGTACTGCCGGTTGACCACCCGTTTTGGGATACGTGGTACCCGCCTAATGGCTGGGGCTGTAACTGCTGGCTGCGACAGATCACCAGACGCGAGGCGGAGCACTATGGCGGCGAGAGCACCCCGCCACAGGTGCCAATGCGTGAATGGACTAACAAGCGCACCGGCGAGGTGTTGCAGGTGCCCGAGGGCATTGACGCAGGTTGGCAAACCAACCCCGGCAAGAGCCGCGCCCGCAATCTGGCACAGCATCTCAGCGGCAAACTGGACGCAGCGCCCGCGCCACTTCGCAGTGCAGCCATGCATGACATGCTGAATTCCCAAGTCTTCAAGCAGGTGCAAGGCGGCGCGTTTGGGACCAGTAAAGAGGTGTTTGTGCCAGTTGCCATTGTGCCGCAAAATGTTGCCAAACAAATGGGCGCGACAACACGAGTGGCGCTATTCTCACCAGAAGATGCGGCCAAGCAGATTCGCAAGCGCGACGGCTTGGATGGATTGAACCTGCAGCCTAATGACTATTTGAAAGTTCAGCAACTCTTGGACAATGGTGTCATATTACATGAACGCGAACGCAGTTTCTCGGCTTTCGGCCTTGTCGATAATCGTTACTGGTTTGCAGCCTTCCGGGTGACAAAAGATGGCAAACAGTTGTTTTTGAAGTCATTCCGAAGAGCGAATGATAATGAACCTATTAATAGGCCGCGGAAGTTCAAAACAATTAGGGAAGGTAAGTAGCGCCCTGAGAGCCGGAAACCGCTCCCAGAGGGTTTCCCCTCGCATCGCAGGTGCGATGGTTGTCCGTTGCGTGGGCGCTGTCCTATAGTTAGGTGCATTTTGATTTGCAATCAAGGAGATTTTAAATGCGCTTTCTTTTAGGAATACTCTTTTCTTGCTTCTTAACCATTTCGGCCCAAGCCAAAACATACACCTTGGAGGAAGTCGAAAGCTTTGTTTATCAAGCCAATCAACTACTGGAGTACCAGAACATCGTCTTACTGATGGAGGCAGAGGAGTTTGAAGAATACCTTTACAAGCGGTTTTATCCGCAATTTCGAAAGGCAAGCGATAGAGGACATGACTTTTCTCCTCGTGAATTGCGCCATTGCCAATTGTTAACCGAATTCGTGGTCCTCTACGCAGATGAGGTTATCAGCTACAAACGGGGCAACACAACTCTCGCAAAGTTTATAAGAGAATCCGATAATCAACTCGATTTAATTTACGACATGCAGAGCATTTGTGAAGAAGGCATGGAAGCCTTCAAAAACAACAATTCAGAATAAACGCCATAGAGGCGTCTCTACAACCTCTCTGGTATGTTGGGGCACGGCGAACCCAAACGCCGCCCCAACCTTTCAAAACCCCTTTTAACGGCGAAATACTTCCCGCCACTCCACCCCCACATTACAATTAGCCCGTGTGATGGCCCGTTCCTGCTGTCACCGTGCCTAAAAACGGGTTCGTGCCGCATACTCGCGCCATGAACACGAAACCACACCATCTTGCGGCAACCGGTATTGCTCTGGCGCTCAATCGCGCTGAGGAGAAATCCGCTGTGCCATCCATGATTGAGCTGCTACCCAAGGGGCGCATGCAGGGTATTGACGGGCGCGAGTGGCGCAACAGCCAGCCTGATGCGGTGATTGCAGCGTTTAACAGGCAAGGCAATCCGCTACCTGTCGATTACGAGCATGCCACGCATCTCAATGATGGTCAGTCGGCACCGGCCAGCGGCTGGATCAACCGCCTTGAAAACCGTGATGGCGCGATTTGGGGGCATGTGGAGTGGACCGAGGCGGCCAATAAAATGATCGCCGCGCGTGAATACCGTTTCATCTCGCCTGTTTTTACCTACAGCGCATCTACCGGACAAATTTCCGCGCTGCGTTCTGCTGCGCTCACCAATCTGCCTAATCTCAAATTAACAGCGCTTAACAAGGCAGGCTCTGGCCACACGCCGGAGGCACGCGCTCACATTCCTTTTGAAACACCCCTCTTACCGGAGAGCACCATGAACAAAGATCAGCGGCTGGCGCTGTGTCGCCAGCTGGGGCTGGCCGACGAAGCATCGGACAGTGCCATTTTGCAAGCGGTAACCAAGCTGCAGGATGACACAAAACTGGCCATGAACAAGGCGCAGCAGCCTGACAGCAAGCTGTTCGTGCCGCGTGCCGATTATGAAAAGGTCTCAGGCGATCTTATCGAGGCGCAAAACAAAATCAATGAGGCGCACCACGCATCCATTGAGGCCGAGGTGGATGCCGCAATCAAGGCTGGCAAAATCGCCCCGTCAAGCAAGGACTACCATCTGGCCGCGTGTAAAGCCGAGGACGGTCTAAAAGGATTTCGCGAGCTGGTTGGAATGCAAACCTCCATCAAGGAGCCGGGCGCTGGCAAAAAAGGCGAGCCGGACACCAAACTGGCTCTCAACAAGGACCAGCAGAGCATTCTTGCAAGCCTCGGCGTTGACTTGAATGACGAGAAACAAAAGGCGGCCGCACTGGCTGATTTGAAGGAGGCAGGAGCATGCTGACACGAGGCCGCTTATATGAACGGCGGGCGGGCGAACGCATCACCCTGCCGCTAGCACCGCAAACCGGCATCTATAAAGGTGCACTGGTGATGGTTGAGGGAAACACTGCTGTGCCCGGCAAAACCGCAAAAGGTTTGGTGTGCGTGGGCATTGCCGAAAATAGCGTTTACCCGGCGGCTCCCGGACAAACCGCCAGCGTCGATATTCGCCGCGATGGTTGGTTCCCGTTTGCCAATAGTGCCGATGACCCGATCAGCCGTGCTGATATCGGCCGCGACTGCTTTGTGGTTGATGACACAACGCTCGCCAAAACCCATGGCGGCAACACCCGTTCGGTTGCAGGCATCGTTCGCGATGTGGATGCCACCGGTGTCTGGATCTCGTTTAAATAGGTGCTCCCATGGATTTAAACCATACTAATTTGCGTACTGCCGGTGTCGGTTTTAAAGCCGCTTATAATATCGGTTTTAATAGTGTTGCCCCGCTGTGGCAAAGAATCGCCACCGAGGTGCCATCCTCCACAAGCGAAAACGAATATGGCTGGCTGGGCGCGTTTCCGGCCATGCGTGAATGGCTGGGCGAGCGTGTGATCAACCAAATCGGCACCCATGATTACACACTCAAAAACCGCAAGTTTGAAAGCACTGTCGCGGTGCTGCTCGACAAACTCGCCGACGACAATGTGGGCATTTATCGCCCGCTCATGCAGGGCATGGGCGAATCGGCGGCCCGTCATCCGGACGAGCTGGTATTTGAAGCGTTATTGGCGGGGTTCAGCCAGTCCTGTTATGATGGCCAGAACTTCTTTGATGCCGAACACCCAGTGCTGGATAAAGACAAAAAGGAGCAACCGGTCTCCAACCTGTTTGGCGGCAAGGAAAACAACCCGGCTTGGTTCTTGATGGATACCAGCCGTGCACTCAAGCCGCTCATTAGGCAGGTACGGCAAAAACCTGAATTTGCCACTCTCAGTGACATTAGTTCAGACCATGTGTTCAATCTCGACGAGGTGCTCTACGGCGTCAAATCCCGCGAGAATGTGGGCTACGGGTTCTGGCAGATGGCATTTGCCAGCAAGCAGGAATTTACCGCCGAGCACTTTGCCAAAATGTACACCGCCATGACCTCGCAAACTGGCGACTATGGCAGGAAGCTGGCGCTGCGCCCGAATGTGCTGCTGGTGCCAAGCGCACACGAAGATGCGGCCAAGGTGCTGATGAGCGCCGATAAAATCAATGGCGAGCCGAACCCGCACAAAGGCAAGGTCGAGGTCGTGGTTTCTCCGTGGCTGAACGACTAGCTCTGTGGCTGAACGACTAGCTCTGCCATTACCGCGTAAGTTCAAAGGGTAAAACCATGCAAGAGAACACGACAACGAAACGGGCGGTGACTGTCACCGCCCTGACAGATCGCCGACGTGGTGGGCTAAAGTTCCTCAAGAACCAGCCGGTGACGGTGCCACTTGGCGAGGACGATAAGAAACTACTTGATACGTTGATGGATGATCCAATCCTCAATGTGTCAGCACCGTTCGAGCTGGAGCCGGAGGAAGGTGAAGAAGAGCCGAGTGCTGGGGATGATGCGTCGACTGGCGGGAGTGAACCACGCAGCCGCAAACCGGCCACCAAAGCACCTGCCAGCTAGCACAGCGTTGGGGTGACATTTCGCCTAGACCCGCCGCGCTGGATTCGTTCAACGTGGCAGGTGTTCTCTGACTGCAAATCAACATCTAGATTATTGAGGTGAAGCATGAAGGATACTCAAGATGGTTTTTTGTTTGAGAGCGAGATTGCTGACCAGATGGGGCAGCTGATGCTCGAGGCAGTCGATCGCTTAAAGGTGGTCGATGACCTTTGTCCCGGATCTCAGGCAAAATGGTCATTTGAGTTGGACGGCATAACCTTCCAAGCCTGCATAAGCGTCTTGCCAAGTTCTGAGCCTGAGTGAGATACCAAGGATCAATGGACAAACGCGCCGTTGGCATAACACGTCTTTCGGTTTGCAGGCAAAACAAGGTAACCCCTCTACAAGTTGCCTTTGATGCACATTTTTCTTCATAGCTTAAAGTTTTAAAAGAGGTATGCGATGACTTGTTTGTGCCCTCATTGCGGCTTTGATCATGCCGAGGAGTTTCCAGGGGAGCTGCCCTATGATGATAATGCAGATCCGGAGTTTGGTTGCTTTTCATGTGGTGAGACATTCTTCATAAAAACTCATATTTCTGTAAGCTGGAAAACGTTTGAAACTGAAGACGAATATGATCTCGCTTGAAAATTCAGAGGTAGTTATGCATGAATTTCAAAATGACGCTCTGTCCAGTTCAGAAGTGGTTGAGCACATGGGGCAAATGCTATTGGATACTGCGGATCGGTTGAAAACGATTGATAGTGTGTGTCCCGGCTCACAAGCTAAATGGTCATTTCTGTTGGACGGACAACGCTATGAAGTTTGCTTGAAATTGTTGCAAGAAACCGATCAATCAAGCTAACGGACCCTGCAATGAGCTACGCAAGCATTGACGAGTTAACCCGCGCCATTGGCGAGGACGAGCTGCTGACATTGGCGGACCCGCAGCATAGTGGCAAAGCCGATCTGGCGCTGGTGCAAACGGCGCTGGACGATGCCAGCGCACAGATTGATGGCTATCTGACCATGCGCTACCAACTGCCATTGGCAGGTAAACCGGTGGTGCTGCGCCGCCAAGCAATTGATATTGCCGTTTATCTGTTGGCGCAAAGCCATGCACAGCTCACCGAGGCCATTGAGACCAGATACAAACACGCGGTGCGGTTTCTAGAGCGTGTGGCCGATGGTAAGGCGGGGCTGGGACTGGCAGAGCCGGAGGCCACTAACCCCGGCGATGCGGATGGCAGTGACAATGTGTTGTTCGACGCACCGCCTGAACGGGTGATGACCCGCCAAAACCTGCGCGGTATGTAATGTCTACCGGTTTTACCGTTGATTTTCCTATTGATGAGATCAGCCGAGCGATCAGTGCGCTGACCGATTTACGCACGTTCGAGCTGCGCGATGCCATTGGCGCTCTGGTTGTCAGCCAGACCCAGCGGCGCATTGACGAGGAGAAAACATCCCCCTCCGGCGAACCATGGGCTGCCAACCGCGAGGGCAGCGAAACGCTGGTTAAAACCGGCGCGCTGCGCGATACCATCGACCTCCGGCTGGAGGGGGATGACATTATTGTCGGCACGCCGATGATCTACGGCGCTATCCACCAGTTTGGCGGCACGATAGTGCCCAAGGAAGCGCAGCATCTGGTGTTTAACGCCGGTGGCCGCAAAATCTTTGCCAAACAGGTCACCATTCCGGCGCGGCCATTTCTGGGGCTATCTGCTGACAATACACGGGAAATCGAAGAGCTGGTGACCGATATTTTAACGGAGCTGATTGAATGAGCGCTTACCCCGATCCAGACACGTTGCTAGATAATATCTGCAAGCAGATTGAAGCAATGAACATCTTTGCCGATGTGGAGGTGTTGCATGGCAAGTTTCGTATTGAGGATCTGGATACGCGCAGCTTTCGCAGTCCATCTGCATTTGTAACCATGTCCAGCGCCACCCCGCGCATTCAGCACGCAGGGCAAGTGCGGCTGATGTGTGCGCTTGCTGTCATGATTGTTGCCAAAACGACGGACCGGCGCATAAGCGCGTGGCAAGCGGCAACCAAAACGCTGGAGCTTTGCCATCGCAATATGTGGGAGCTGACACAAATCAGCCAGCCAACGGATTTCCAGATCATTCCGGTGGTCTCCAGTAGTGAGCGGCAAAAAAACCAAACGCTGACCGCCCTCACATGGAAACAGAATTTAACTCTAAGCGAGCCGCAAACGCCCGCCAAACCTGCAGAGCGAATTGCAGAGGACCGGCCCCATGGTTGATGCAAGAGACATTCGCGCGCTACAGGCGCAAATTACCGATCTGCAAGCGCAAATTCGCAATATGGTGCGCGTTGCCACGGTTACGTCATTTGACGCCACAAACAACCGCTTGGTGGCACAGGATCAAAGTGATGGCGATAGTGACAGGCTGCAAACACCGCCAATCCCGTTCCTGCATCAATCAGGTGCTGTGCAGCGCCGGGCAACCATCAGTGCCGGGGAACAGGTGCTGGTAATATCGCCATGTGGCCAGTTCGGCCCAGCCAGCTTCGCCATACCGATCGGTAGCACAGAGACCAACCCCAGCCCGTCGGCGGCAGAGGTGGAGGATGTGACAATTGTTGGTGAAACAACACAGCGACTATTGCCCGAGCAGGCCGAACTCACATCTAAGCGCGTGGACCTTGGCGCGACTGGCGGACCAGCGGTGGCGCGGGTTGGCGACATGGTGCAAATTGATCGTGGCTCCTCCAGAGGGCTATGGCCGATTGTCACCGGCGCAAAGCGAACATTCGCGCAGTAAATTAACGGGCGAAACGCATTCCTTTTAATAGCCTTTAAATGGTGAGGTAGTGATGGCCCGAACTCCCGCAAAAACCGCAAAACCAGACGAAGCGAAACAGCCCGTATTACCCGAGGGCTATAGCGCACAGGATGCCCGTATCCTGCAGCGTGAGGTGATGATTGGTAAACTTTACAAGGTAGGCACACTAGTGCTGATCAATGATCGCGGCGACGTCAAATTCAACGCGCATCATGACATTCTCGTTCTCACCCGTGAACTGGTCGAAAACTGGGATGCAGCCGGATTTACCACGGCATACGCGTAAACATGCTGGTTGGTATGGACCGCTATAACGGGGCCGAGCTATCCGGCCCCGAGCGGGCCTTTCAATCTGTAGAAGCCACGCTGGAAACCCCGCGCAAATCGCAGGTTGGTGCACGTGGCTACGGCTCCGATTTACCCTTGCGCATCTCATCTCCCATGAATGAGGAGAGCGAGATCGAAATCGCCGCCGATCTGGTGGATGCGTTTTTATGGGAACCCGAGCTGGAACTGCTCGACTACCGACTGGAGCAGGCAACACCGACCGGCATGCTGCGCATTTCATATCGGGCAAAATTTATCCCCTCTGGCAAAATCCACACCCGCATTATTGAAAAGGGAGTGCGCATATGAACGATCTATCGTTATTGCCAGCGCCCTTGTTGGTTGGCGAGCCAAGCGTTGAGGACATACTGGCACGAAAACTGGATGTGTTTTTGCGTCATTATAAAACCGAGACAGGCAAGGATTTTACAGCGCTAACAGAGAGCAGCCCTGTTGTATCATTGCTGCGCGCGGCGGCAGAGGATGAGTATAACGAGCGCTTGCGCCAGAATGCCCGTTATCGTGCCCGTTTTGTCTACTTTGCAGATGGTGACAATCTGGATCTTTTGCTGAGCGAAGAAGGCTTGCAGCCGGTTGCTGGCGAGAGCCGTGCACGCAAACAGGAGCGGATACGATTACAACGGGCCGGATCCTCTGCAGCTGGTCCGGCAGAGTGGTATCGCCGTCATGGCATCGGGGTGGCTCCGGACGAGATTGCCGACATAAAGGTCGATTTCCCGCAGCTCTCGCATGTGCGTGTCACTGTACTGGCGAGCAATGCGACGGGCATTCCAAGCTCTCAGCTCTTGCAAGCAGTGAATGCCCGTCTGCAAGCGGATGATGCGCATCCGGATGATCATATTGCTGTTTCTGTTGTCCCGGCTGTTGGCGTGCCGGTGTTTGTCCATGCCGCAATTGTGTTCGAGCGCGGCGCGGATCAATCCATTTTAAAGCCACTTGAAACCGCCTTTCACATGACATGGGCTGCCAAGCGTGCGCTGGGGCGCAAACACGCATGGAGCTGGATTTCGTCGCAGTTTATGGGCGCTGGCATTGTTGATGTGCAAAATCTGGGCGCACCACCGCCAGATATCTTGCCTAACCAAGTGCCGCTGCTGAGCGCAGTTAAACTGGAGCCACGGGTACAGGGCGCACGATTACACGGCAAGGGAGAGAGCGCATGAGTCTGCCGCTACCTGTGAGCGCCACACCGCTCATGCGGGCGCTGGCTGCTGCCATGGCCCTGCCAGATGATATGCGGGCGCTGCCAGAGCGCATAGCACAGCGGTTCAACAATCCGGCAGATGAGGACTTGCCGTTCCTGATCTGGGAATGGGGACTGGGCGTTGTTGTCAATTACCTGCAAGACCCGCGCGCTGCGCTTGCAAAGGGGCGCGCGTGGCAGCGCATACGCGGGACTATTGACGCAGGCCACATGGCCCGCGAATGGATTGGCGTGAGCGCAGACCATGAACAACATGCACAAAAATACACAACGCTGCACTTGGATGCCCCAACGAGCGGACGGCAAAGCGAGGCAGTAATTGCACTTTCCAAAGCGTCAGTGTCATTGCGTTCTCATCTACATCGCCTCACGTACAATCTGGACCATCGCGCATTCCAGTTCGCAAGTGATCATTCCCGTTATGGCCATATGATTTATGGCGCAGATAGCGGCGTGCCGTATAGCTCGATCGGACCGTTATTGTCATATTTAGATCACGCGCATTTCACTGTCTCTACTGAGGCCGATCCGCTTGCAATTTTCTCTCAAGTAGTCGTGAGTGTTGCGCATTTAGAGGGCGACATTCGTTATGGCGCAACGCAATTGCCAGCAATTTCAACTCGTAGCGCACTCGCAGCTGTCACCGCTGTAGAGCAGGTTGAAGACTGGCAAACTACTATTAATGTTGGCGGCCAAGCAGAAATCATAGCGGCTCCACCTAGCGGGTTACCGCCAGATACGCACCTTCCGGGCACAAGCCCCCAAACCATTTTTGTTGTTTTCGAGGACTGATATGTCGGTTTACACAAATTCAGGTCGTGCCACGATTGTCGAGCAGGTCCAGAAGATGATCCATGGTCACCCCGGTAGCACCATGATTGCCGTAGGCACTGGCCAGCATTGGTGGGGTCGCAAGCTCGTTGAAACTCATGTTTTTTCAACGCAGCGGCAAATCCAGCTTGCTCACCCGCCACATGATCTTGCCGATGTGACGTTGATTGTAGATGGCGATGATCATCCAGCCCATCCACAAGCCTATGATGTGCGCATGGATGGTCGTATTATGTTGTCTCCCAATAGCGCCGTTGCTGATGGTGCCAAAGTTACAGTCAAATACCGCGCCCATGTACCGCCTCCACCCTTGGCTGTATCCGGTTTGGTGAATGAGGTTGGCCGCACGCGTATCGCCGGACTGTCGTATCTGGAACATATCCCACAAGGACAGGTACCCCAAGGTGATTTCATTACGGTTGGCGGGATCCACTACCAGCTGGTTGATCACCCAACTCGCATGCTGCTCATACGCGGCAAGCTGGAGGCTGGAGACGCGGTTGGCGATGACATCAACGAGTTTGCGCTGATGACTGGCTGCAAAATTGCCGATGATGCACCGAAAGATCAAATCTATTACGACGCCGATCAGGTGGAAATAACTGGTACGGCGCTGGCAATCGAGCGCCGCCTACCGGTGCCGCGTGACGGCACGCTTGGCACTGATTTTGCTCTAATTCTGGTGATCTAATGAAGCTACCTGCAAACGCTCAAAGCGATTATAACCCTGACGATAACCGCACCTCGCTGCTTTATGGCGAAGGCGAGTATGCCTTTGCCATTGACCACTCGGTTGCCCGCGATATGGGGCACCGCCGCATCGCGTCGATTGGTGATGCGTTATTGGTAGATGGCAAGCTGACCTCCGGTGGCACTTTGACCATTGATGGTGATGGAACGGCCCATCTGGAACCCGCCCAGCTTTACACTGATGGGCTGGTGCGTGATCTGGGTGCGGCCACTATTGCATTGCCAGAGGGGCAATTGTTTATTGGTGTAATGTTGGCAATGCGTGTGGTGCCGGGTGAGCCGTTTATTAACCCTGCCTATCTTGCACTGGCAAAACCCCGCGCCGCGCAAGTTGAAGAAGTGCCAAGCTGGGCGCTCTCCACGCAAGTACCAGATGATACACCGGAAACGAGCTACCGCTTTTTCCCGATTTACGAAATCAATGATCGACAGCTGGTTGCCTATACACCGCCACCGGAACTCACCGGCTTTGATGCGCGGCTCGCCCGCTATGACAGGCAGGCCAACGGTCACTATGTGGTCGAGGGCTTGGATGTAGCTTTTGTCAGCAAGCAAGCAGATAAAAGCCTCCTCTCGGTTAAAGAGGGGCTAGCCCATGTTTGGGGGCTGGAGGTGATCAAACCCAACGCCACGCCGTTTGATCTGCCCTTCGATCCGGATTTGGAAATCATCAAGGCCGAACCACACTATTTCAACGATGGCGGGTCTGGCTCTCTCACCATCACATTGAATCGCACACCGATTGCGCAAATCTCCGATATCTCAGTGCTGGAAGAAAAAACGGTTGAGGTCAAACGCGGTCTGGTTGCGGGAGGCCGCGACGCGCTCCCTGATGCGCAAATCGCCGGTATTGTCGAGATTAAACAGGGCGACACTACTTTTGTGACCGGTAACGATTACCATCTGTTCGGCGATGAGGTGGACTGGTCGAAAAACGGCGGTGAACCGGCAACAGGCTCCACCTATCAGGTCACATACCGCTACAAACGATCAATTGATGCCGACGCACAAACCAGTACATCGGTGACAATCTCCGGTGCAGTTACCGGCACGCAGGTTGAGATTGATTACAGCCACCAGATGCCACGCATTGATTTGCTGGTACTGGACCGTGATGGCGTATTCAAACGGGTCAAAGGCGTATCGCGGCCCTATCGTCCGCAAGTGCCACAAGCTGCACCAAACGATCTCACCCTCGCACAAATCCACCACACTTGGGACGGTGACCCGACTTTGGTGAATGTTGCTGTGCGCCGCGTACCCGTCTCGGAGCAGGAACGCACGCGAGAGTTGGCCATAACCGCCATGAACGAGGTAGGACGATTGCAACTACAACTGGAGGCTGGCAGCGCCAACGGCTATGCAAAAAGCAGCATCTGGGTAGATAATTTCATTGATGACAGCCAGCGCGATGCCGGAGTGGATCAAACACTGGAAATCGTCTCAGGCTTTTTAACCCTGCCGCTGACCGCCACCTTGATCCATGATCTGGGCGACGGGATTTGGCAAAACACCTATGATTATGAAGAAGTGCTGGTGCAGCAGCTGGCAACCGGCTCTATGAAAGTCAATCCCTATCAGGCGTTTGAACCGTTACCTGCCAAGGTCAAACTCACACCTGCCTCCGACCAATGGGCGCAAAACGTGACAAAGTGGCGCTCGGCCATCACCCAGCGGCTCTCGGATGTGCGCCGGTTTATTGGATCCGGCCAGAGGGCGCGCACAAATTCCGATCTGGTGAGCACAAGTGCCACGCAGGTGCTCTCGAGCCAGCAGCGCGCGGCCGAGTTGCTACGCGTACGCGATGTCGCCTATGAGATCGCAGGTTTCGAGGCTGGCGAGCGTTTGATAAAAATCCGCTTTGATGGCCGAGATTTACCGCTACCGGATCCGGCACCGATTGCAGATCAGGGCGGCGTACTTGTCGGTGCCTTCACGATCCCTGATGGTGTGCCAGCCGGTTCCAAACTGGTGGAATTTTTGGGAGATCAAGGCAGCTTTGGCGAGGCCAGCTACATTGGCCGTGGCACCATCACGGTAACAGAAATGCGCCGCGTCACCACCACCCGCCGCATTCTCACCACGCGCCGCTTTGATCCATTGGGCTACATCTGGACACCGCAAGAGCGGATGCCGCTGGGTGCGGTTAGCGTTAAGGTGACAGATATCGGCAATCCCGATAATCCGATAATTTTGCAGGTCCGCGAGACACTCGCCAGCCAGCCAACCGGCCTGCCATTGGCCGAGGTCGAGCTGGATATGCACGGCGTTAAAGTTGGTGACATCTTGCGCTTTGAGCTGCCAATGCCGCTCTGGCTGGAAGCTGGTACCGAATACGCCCACGTATGGCTGAGCGATGATCCAACCCATGCACTGGCCATTGCCCGGCTAGGAAAGCGCGATCCGGATCATGGATGGGTACGTGCCCAGCCCAATGTCAATATGGTCTGCATATCATCGTCCAACAACACCGCATTTTCCTACCACCATGACCGCGATTTATGGACGGTGATTGAAAAAGCGGTGTTTACCAGCACCAAAACACGGGTCGATCTGGGCGCACTGCCAGCCACAATCGCCACCGATCTATTGGCATTGGCCGGCGTGGAACACCCAAGCGCCGAAACCCGCGTAGAATTGATCCTCACCCGTCCTGACAGCAGTGAGATCCGCATGTTGCCGGGCGAGGTTATCAATCTGCCAGAAGAGCTAAACGAAGAGCTGCAGGTCTCGGTTGAACTGGTTGGCACGAATGCGGCTTCGCCGGTGATGCTGGCCAGTCCGCAGCTGGTACTGGCGCAAATCGAGCAAAGCGGCAGCTACGTTTCAAGGGCATTTAAATGCGGTGACAACCGCACCGTTGAGATCACCAGCTTTGAGCGTACACCCGGAGCCAGTTCATTCGAGCTCGCCATCCGCACCGCTGATGACAACTGGCTTGATGTGCCGCTTCACGCCCAAGAGAACCACGGGGATGGCTGGCACAAAAAAGTGTATCGCCGCGCCGATGTCAGCACACCGGAAACAGCTGTGCGCATCACCGCCAAGGGCAGCGCACGGGACCGGCCAATTATGGCTTACATCTATGCCGCCCCGCTTGATGTCAGCGTTTAGAAAGGTTCATGATGAGCACCACAGACAATAAAAACTATCCGCTGGCCGTATTAAGCGAAAGCGAGATCGATTGTCTCTTGCGTTTGAACGACGCCATCAAAGCCATTGATGGTGACGTGGCAGCGCTGGCGCTGGCGATTGTCGCCGCCAAAAACGATGCCATCGAAACAATCATGGGCGGGGCGACACAGGCCGAGCTGGATACCATCAAGGAACTGGGTGAACGGCTGAATGATGATGCGGATGCAATAGCTGCGATAATGAAAACAATGGCGAGCAAGGCTGACATTCAAAAGCCTAATATATTTAAAAAAATGCAGACTTTTGCTGCTGGGATCTATGTGAAAAGCCGTAGAATTGTGTTCAACATAGCGGATGACGCTGATCTGTCGAGTAGTGATAATGTGGACTGCATATGGCATGATGATAGTAAAAATCGGCTGCATATAGTCTCTGATATGCCGATAGGGACAGAGGGCAAAGATGGTAAAACCATCGTAGAGGCGGCTGGGTTCACCAGTAAAAATGGTGACGTGCTGGCAAGTGGTGATGTTGCCACCATTGATAGTATTTCATCTGATGATAACCAGCTGATAAATGTTGGCGTATTTAGGGAAATTCTGATTAAAGGTGGTGTTGATATTGATGTCGATTTAATTAGTGAGGACACCAGTGATCTTATTGTCTCGTCTGAAAAGTATTTCCATGCTCAATTTTTGCTGATTGGCGCTGGTGGCGGTGGTCGTGGGAATGGTCAAGAACAAAAATGGCAACATGGTGGACGTGGCGGCCGTCTATTACATAATTGTCTACTTGATGAAATCTTTGATATCACAGTTGGTAAAGCCGTGACCATACCTGAAGATGATGTTGATGGTGAAGAAGGTGGAGCAACCAAAATCAGTTTTAAGGGGGCAAATGTTGAATATTTTGCTAGCGGTGGTAAGGGCGGTTTGGCATTAACAAGCCCAATTTTCGCAATGGATGGCAGCGGTTTTAAAACGCAAGGGGAAGTTACAGAACCAAGTGCTGGAGAAAGTCTCGCATATCTGAACAGATACGGATTTAATCCAGTAGTGGCGAAGATATTTAAATATATAGATGTTACAAGTTTTCATCATTTTCCAGCCGGAACGACCATTGGTACAAATCTGTACGTACCAAGAGCCGCAATAACGCAGGATGGAAATATTATCGCAGGTGAAAGGGGGGTGGCAGAGGAAAATCCACTTCACGGTATGAATTATAGTAACGCAACAGCAGGTGTGCATGGACTGGCGATATTACTAAAGTTTCGCCATGCATTTTAAAGCCTGCGTAATCTGTCACCGCCCCCATATCATTACTGATTGTATAGGGTCTTCATAAACCGCATGGAGACCCTTTATGGCTGCCCAAGACGAATTTCACCATGGCCTGCGCTTCAAGCGCAAACTCGGCGATAGTATCGGCGCGATTAGCGTGCATGACACCAACACGGTCGGCATGAACCTCACAGCTCCCGATGCTGACAATTCATTGCCGCGCAATGAGCCGTTTCTCCTTTTCAAGCACGATCATGAAAAGCGCCTGAAGCTGGGTGAGACCGGTAATGCCAAGCGCAGCCTTGATCGCTTTTTTGCCGGTGTTGCCTCTGCTGCCGTACTGGTCAACTTATACGAAACCGGCGCGACTACTGACAAAACACTGGAAAATGCAGCCGGTTCTGAAGCCAGCCTCACTGGGCTTTATGCCTTGGTCGCTGCTGTCAGCACCTTCGGTATTGCTCCAAAAATTCTACTCACACCGGGTGTGACCAATTATCGTGTCGATAATGCCGCCAATCCCGTGCTGGCCACCCAGTCGCTCATCGCCAAGCAGCTCGGCGCAGTCCACATATCCGGCGCTCCGGGCACAACCGACGCTGATGCTTTTGCTTTCCGGCAAGACTTTGATGACGAGCGCTTGATCCTGTTTGAACCGTTCATCAAAACGGCACAAGGTCTGGCTTCGCCCGAGCCGTTTGTTGCCGCGATTGGTGTCAACACAGATGTCGAGGTTGGCTATCACGCCAGCTGGGGTAACAAGGTGGTACCCGGGGCGCTGGGAATATCGCGCCCGATCCAGCATCATATGCGCCACTCGGATAACCGCGCCAATTATCTGCTCTCGCACCAGATCAACACATTTATCAACCAGCAAGGTGGCTGGCGCACATGGGGCGACTATGCCGCCACGACCAATGCTGCACGCCAGTTCTACTGTCAAACACGGGTTCGTGACATCATCAACGAGGCATTGTCCCGTCATATCTGGCAAGTGGTATCCGACCCCTTGATTGCCGATAAGGTCTCCACACTGCTGGATCGAATGAACGCACTGCTGTTTGATTTGGTGAACGAGGGTAAGCTACTGGGCGGTACTGCATACTTTGAGGGTGACCGCAATTCGGTTAACGCACTCGAACAGGGCAAAATCACCGTGAACTACAAGTCATTCGCGCCGCCACCGATCACCCAGATTAATGTCGAATATGAGGACGAGCCGCAATATCTCGACCTCCTCGTGGCCGATGTGCTCAAGCAAACCCAGTTCAAGGCATAGGAGGCGCATATGAGCAGATTACTGATCCCGCGCGACTTTAACCTCGTCATCAATGGCAACCAGAACCTCTATGGCCAGCTGAGCACGGTCACACCCGGCGGTATTGAGGTGGAGCGCAAGGACTATCGCGCGGGCGGTGCAATGCTGGACCGCCAACCGATCACCGGTTTCAAGTTTAAGCCCTTCAAGTTCAAAGTGGCAGCCTATCCAGATGGCTTTGATGCTCTGCCAATTGGCGAGCAATTGATCCTATCGTTTACAGAGTACCTCGTGGACGAAAATGATGGCAGCGAGCACGGACTTCGCCATGTTTACCATGGCGAGCTGGACTTGCCCGGCGAGTCTGATCGCAAACCGGGTGATCTGCCCGAGTGGGACTATGAGGTCAAGAACACCCGTCTCTATCAAAAGTTCAAGAATGACAAGTTGATTGATGAAGGCAGCTTGAAAACCAATTCTTTGATGCTGAATGGTAACCGTCTCTGGGCAAAGCGACGTTCGTACCTACAGCTGGGTTAAAAGCGTTTTTAAAGGGTTTAAACATGAATGAATACAAACTGATTGACCCAATTGACAAAGGTGATGGCTCGTCCATCACCACGGTGAAACTGGTTAAGCCGCGCCTGTGTCATATTCAGAAATTTATGCTGGCGATAGGCTCGGAAGTTTTGGCCGAGGTGTTGACCAAAGCAGCCGCAGGCAAGCTGGATGCAGCAACCGGTGCCGATTTATCGCGCCATCTGCTCAATGCCGACCGGTTTAACGCATTCAATCATGCAGTCGGCCATTATCTAGCGCTTGATGACAGTGATGCCGAACAGCTTGGATTGGAAGATTTGATCGAAATCGGTCGCCGGTTAACGGTTTTTTTTCCAGCTATCCAGAGGGCGCTGGCAGCTACCTCATAAACTGCGAAGCGGTACTTGTGGAACTGATGCTGCATTGCGGCGGCGGGCCTGATGGCTGGTTGCAGATGGAGTTCGAGGCCCTTGTCCGGCTCCATATAAAACTACGCGATCAGCTGAAGAGGACAAATGCGTGAGTGATCTCAACTTCAAAATGGTGCTGCGTTTTGTCGAGCATGTGACGCCCAAGGCGCAGGCTGTTGCCCGCGCTGTCGAGCGCATGGCTGACAAGGTTGAACGCTCTACGCAAGATATGGCCCGTAAAACCAATGCAGCGTTTGATCGTGCCTTTGATCAAAAACGCATTGATAAACGCATGAGCCGCATTGAGGCTCGTGCCAATAAAATGCGCGGCAAGCTGGCAGGAGCGCTGGCCATGGGCGCAGCTGTTGTTGCACCGTTGATGCGCGTAGGTGATTTCGAGCACAAAATGGCCAGCCTTGGCAATGTGGCTGGGCTAACCAGTGACAAACTTAAGAAGATTGAGGCGGAGCTACGCAAAAGCGCTGGTACAACCAACCAGTATGCCACAGAGTTGCTAGGTGGCCTAAACTTGTTGATGAGTGTTGGACTTCACGACAAGGTCGGAATTGATGGCACAGTAAAAGTCGTTGAGAATATCGGTAAAACCGCGACTGCTACCGGAGCGAGTGTGGAGCACCTGTCAAGGGTCGGATATGCGGCCTTGGGCAACCTCAATGTTGCTGTTGACGATTTGGGCGAAGCATTTGAGGTGATGAGTGCCTCGGGAAAAATGGGCGGCTTTGAACTCAAAGACATGGCCCAGCATTTTCCGGGACTGACAGCATCTGCCAAAAATTTGAGAATGGAAGGTGTTGACGCCGTAGCCAAGCTCGGTGCTGCCTTGCAAATTGCCATGCGCGGCGCAGCGGACCCCGCCGAGGCGGCCAATAATTTCAAAAATTTTCTGGCTAAATTTGAAGGCCCTGAAGCGGTAAACAAGTTTAAAAAAATCGGCATTGATCTGCACACGGAGTTGGATAACGCCATCGCCAATGGCAAAGGCCCATTGGAATACATGCTGGTGCGCATCCATGACCTTGCCGAAGAGAACCCGCGTATCATTGGTGAGTTGTTCGGTGATATGCAGGTCCAGCAGTTTTTAAAGCCGATGATTGCCGACTTGGATGATTATAAACGCATCCGTGATGACAGCCTGAATGCCTCTGGCGGTATAGACCAGGACTTCAATCGCATGATGGACACGATGATTGAACAAGGCAAGGCGGCAGGTATCGAGTTGGATAACATCAACTCGCGCTCTTCGGCTCTGCTTGGCATAATCAAGGAAATTATTGCTGAGTTTCGCAGCTGGCTCAAAGTACTTGATGATTTTGCAGGAAAGAACCCCGAGCTAACGAAATTTCTCTTAACTGCCAGCACCGGTTTGCTAGCATTTGGCGTGATTGCTCGGGTTGCCGGTTTTAGTATCAATCTGGTCGCCGGTGGCTTTACCCGCCTGCAAGGGGCTGCATCCAAGCTGTTTGGAGCCAAGTGGCTACGAAGGATCAGGCTTCTCACCAGAATGCGAAAAATCTTCACCGCGCTTCGGCTTGCGGTTATCCCGTTAGCCGCTGGTCTGGCAACGCTTAGTGCCCCAATCGCAGCAATTATCGGGCTGCTGGCACTGGGTGCGTTCGTAATTTGGAAATACTGGTATCCTCTGGAAGCATGGTTCGATGGTTTTTGGCAGGGCATCGCCGAAGAAGCAGAAAAAGGCTTTGCCAATCTTGATAAAACATATGAAGAAACAAAAGCCTCACTAGCCGGTTACTTTTCTGATTTGGGTGATTTACTGGGACTGGATGAAGAACAAAAACAAAAAATCAAAACGTTTTTTGAAGATGCCTTTGACTTTTCTTGGATTGGTGAACCTCTGGATCGGGCTTACTCGCAAGTCAGTGAATTTTTTAATAATCTTTTCTCTCAAGAAGAGCTGAGCGATGAAGAGCGGGCCAGCCTAGAGGCCAAGGGGAAAACAGCTGGAATAAGTGTGGCATCCGCCTATTTCGACTGGGTCTCATTCATGCTCACCGGTCCACTCAAGCTCACAAAAATTGGGGCAGAATGGGGTTCCTCGCTGATTGCCGGTTTTAAAGAAAGGTGGGCTGAGTTTAAAGCGTGGCTGGAGCGACAGATCAATACACTCAAAGAGTTCTTCAAGTTTGATTTTGAAATTAACTGGCCAGACCCTCCGGATTGGCTCATGAATATGGGGAAATTTTTAGGTATTGTAGACGATCCTCAACCTGCGGCCAATGATAATCGGGCACAGGCAATCCCGCCATATCTTCCGGCAATATCACCGCAGGTTGATCCTGTTACAGCCCTTCAGGACTTTACAGCATCACTCGGACCGCAATCCTTAGACCAGTCGAAAACCATCAATCAGACCAATCATTATACCGTTAATGTCACTGCAGGCGGCGGTGCGCTTGCTAACCGGTTAATGGGGGTTGCCGCTGCTGCCAATAACCGGGCGCTGCGTGATACAGATTAGGAGGGAGCATGGCACTACTTGCACTTGGTCCTCACCGCTTTCGGATCGAAGGGCTGAACTATCAAAAACTGGAGCGTGAATTTGCTGGACGCTGGAAAGAGCACTTTACGGCAAATGGCAGCCACGTGGATCAGTTTTTAGGGGCAACGCCGCGCACTCTTATGCTCTCAGGTGTGTTGTTTCCGCAAAGCTATGGCGGATATGAGGCGGCTGTTGCGGTCGGTCTCAGCATAGAGCGTGGCCATATTCTGCCACTATTTTCAATCACCAAGCCGTTTGGGCTTTATAAAGCGCTTTCGCTACGTTTATCCGACGAGACGACAGGGCCAGGTGGAGTCATTGAAGCCTCTTACGAGCTGGAGCTCTCCAGCTTTCAAGGCACCTTGTACCGTAACACGCTTCTATCCGGTATGGCGCAGGGTGTAGACGGGCTAATTTCAAAGGCAAGTGACACAGCTGCACAGCTGGTTAAAAGGTTATTTTAATGGCGGCTCACATCAAAACACGCATGAGCAAAGATGGCGATATGGTCGATCTCATTGCCTATGAGGAATACGGCAATGAAGCAGGCCGCTCGGCGATTCACAAAGCTAATCCCGCTCTGGCTGATCATGGCTTGGTATTGCCTGCTGGAATAGTCATCGTAATTCCAGAATTTGAGCAACCAAAACAGCCAGCTGTACATGGTGGAGTGACCGCCAGATGAAACCAGTTTGCCTGTTGGAATGGGATGGTAAGCAATCGCAATTGGTGACAAAACAGCTGCTATCGCTCACCCTAACTCTCAACTCCGGCAACGACCCGGATAAATGTGATGTTGTTTTAGCGGATCCATTCTTGCAACTACCTGCACCAAGAGAAAAAGCCGAGCTGATTATTACACTTGGCTATTTTGAGGGAAAACAGCGTCGTTTCGGGCCATTCAAGGTGGACCAGTACACACGTGAGGTGGAGGCGGAAGAAGGTGACATTATGGTCATCACCTGTACCTCGGTAGATTTTAACGGCAAGGGAAAGGAGCGGCGCAGCGCGAGTTATGAAAACACAAGTCTAGGTGACATAATCAGAAGTGAAGCCGCACGAGACGGCTATCAGGTGGAGATTGATCCGGCATTAGGAGCCTTTCAGTACAGTCATTTTTCTCGCGATAGCCAGTCCCTCTATCAGATGATCGGTGATTTGGCTGATGTCCATGATGCCATTGAAAAGTACTCTGGCAAAAAAATAGTCGTTCTCCCCAAAGGCGGTGGCAAGGACATCATTGGGCGAGAGCTACAGCATCGGCTAACGCGGGCAGATGTGCAAACGCTTACCTTCACCAAGGATTTTAAGGCGCAATATGGTGGTGTCAAAGCGGTGGCCGTTGACCCGAAAAAAGGAAAACGGATCAGCGCCGTGAAGAAGCTGAATAAAGACGATCCTTATTATGAAATCAGGCGCTTGTTCCCGGATAAAAAAGTTGCCGAAAAAGCAGCAGCTAGTAAAGCCAAACAGCTAAAGCGGGCGCAAAAGCGTGCCTCAATCAAGACCAGACAAGGTGATCCTGACCTATTGGAACAGATTGACCTACATTTGGCTGGTTTCGCCCCGGACATCGATGGCATCTGGACACCTGTAACCGTTACCCATGAATACAATGCAGAGACGGATGGATATACAACGACAGCTGAATGTGAGCCAAAAAATTGAGGCGAGAGACCCGGAAGATTGAGCTTCCGGATGTCGGGTTCAAGCACCAACCAGACCCCGACCGATGTAGACAAGCATAACATCGCTCCCGCCACATAAACTCACCTAAGCAGATGAGCAGGAGCTTTATTTATGCGAGAACTGGAATGGAGTCTATCCGCTGCAACAATTGCACAAAACTTCTTTTTAAAACGAACCTAACGGCCACAAAAGGCCGAATTGAAATCAAATGTACCCGCTGTGGCACATTTAATGATGTGAGATCCGCCGAGATCCAATCCAAGGCATATTACCATGCAACCAACAACACCCGTTAAACCTGTCGCGCCGTATATTGGCGGAAAACTCCAGCTTTCAAAACACATTGTAAAACGGATTAAAAGTATCCAGCATGATAACTATGTTGAACCCTTTGTGGGTATGGGCGGTGTGTTTCTGCGCCGTGATCATCAAGTGAAATGCGAGGTCATAAATGATATCAGCCGCGATGTTTCGGGCTTGTTTCGCATTCTGCAGCGGCATTACCCACAGTTTCTGGATGTGCTTAAGTACCAACTAACAAGCCGGTCGGAGTTTGTGCGCCTGTCTAAAACAGATCCTGAAACCCTGACTGATCTGGAGCGGGCTGCCCGCTTTCTTTATCTCCAGCGTACCAGCTTTGGTGGTAAAGTGGACGGACGAACTTTTGGCGTCTCTCTGCGCCCCGCACGATTTGACCTAACAAAAGTGGTACCATTGCTGGAAGATGTACACGAACGTCTGTCGGGCGTTACGATTGAATGCTTGCCATACGAGGACTGCATCAAGCGCTATGATCGACCAGAGACCCTGTTCTATCTCGACCCGCCATACTGGGATACCGAGCACTACTATGGAAAAGGGGTTTTTTCCAAAGCAGATTTTACAGCGCTTGCCGAGCTTTTAAAGGGCATTAAAGGCAGGTTTATAATGTCCATAAACGACACCCCGGAGATACGGGAAATCTTTCGCGACTTCGCGCAAGAGCAGGTCAGTCTGAACTACTCGGCAAGCGCTCATAAAGGTAAAAAAGCCTTTGAATTGCTCATTACAAACGCGGCGTGCACGTGA